GGGCGTCCCTGACCGGGGCGTCGCGGGTCTGGGGGGCAGTTGCAGCAGGGCGGTGGGGATCACCGGACAGGCCGACACGATCAACGGCGGTGTGACTGTAACCGAGGGCCTGTTGGTAGAGCTGCAACCCGTCAGGGCCAATGCCGTTATAACCAGCCCCATCGCGGGCCAGTGCCGCGGGTATCTGGTTTTCAATGCGTTTTGCCGTCTGGGATAACCCCGTAAGGGCGGCATACAGTTTGTTGGATAAATCGGCATTTTTCTGTTGCTGCTCCTGCTGTTCAGTGACCAGCCGCTGGAGAGCCGCGGCATGCAATTCGGCCGTGGCTTTCTGCGACTGATAGAAAGTGAGTTCGGCCGCCTGACGGTGCTGGATTTCGGCATCTACCGCAGACTGCATGGACTGGGTGACCCACCACGCCGCTGCCCCCCCGCCCAGTGCGGCACTGACCATGGCCGTGAGACCATAGCGCACTATCACGTGAGTCATAGGCACTCCTTATCCCGTTTGATGGCCGCCTGTTTTGACGCCTGATTCTGGGTGACCCACGCCGCCAGATAACCGACAAACAACCATTCAGACAGCTGGCCTGAAACGGCCGACCACAACAGCACCCCCGTGCTGGCAACCCAGGCACCAAACAGGGTGGTATCCGAGGTGGAAAAACGCCCGCTGGCGGGATTGGTAAGCAATTGTTTAAGCATGGCGAGCATGGCAGACCTCCGCTTTCGCCAGCCGGATATCCTGCGCACTGACCGATAACCAGCCTCGATGAAATAGCGACTGGTACGTCGCGTTGTGGCTGTACAGCGGCACTGCCCTGATATCGTTTCCGGCCAGTGCCTGCTGTAGGCAACGGTCGCGGCCACTCTGGTAAATACTGTAATAGCGCGGGTTGCGCAGTGCGGGGATCTGTTTTTGCAGCAACGGGGCGGGAATGGGCGGCGGCAGCATCACATCACCTCCCGGGCAGCCTGAACGAGACTGTCCAGCCGGTTGAACCAGCCATGTAAAAACCGTTGTTGCAGGGGATTGCGGGCGATAATCTGGGCATAGTAGCGGGCACGCTGATTGATCAGCCGGTGCAGCAGGTCATCCGGTACCGTGACGGCAATGGCTGCCAGAGTTTGAGTGCCCAGAATCCCGTCATCCCGCACGGCCACCGCGCGTTGCAACAGCCGGATGGCCGACACCACCCCATGCTGAACGGCACTGTCAAACAGCACCAGTGAAATCCCCGCGGGACCCGTTCACACCCGGCGGTCAGCCAGAAATCGCGATAGTAGATCGCGGTGGCATCGTCTTGGGTTAATGCCCGGATATCGAGCCGGGGGTAACTGCGCTGGCTGATGCCGTACTGGGTTTCACCGCCCCGGTCATGCGGGTCATTGACATACCCGCCCTCCATCGGCAGCAGGGAGTTAATGGCATGGAGAAACGCAACGCTGTAGGTGTGAGTCATGATGGCAACCTGTCAATAAGGGGTAGCTCATCATCGGGGTTAGGGGGGGAATGTTGGGTTTGTGGGGTATCAAACAAAAAAACCCGCCGAAGCGGGTCTTATCTTATTCAGTCGAACAGGGCGGCTGGTAACGTTTGCGGTGCAACGCCAGCTGTTGCCGCAGTATCGCATAAACCGTTGAGTGGGTCAGAGAATATTTTCGGGCCAGCAGATCCACGTTACCGCGGGAACGGCTCCATTCACTGAATAACTGGTTATCACGCAGTGCCGCTTTCAGGGTTTCCCCGGTGGGCAGATAAACGGCCCGCCCGCCGTAGTAATGCGCCAGAGCGCCGACCAGCTTACTGGCTGACAGCCGGGCGGCGGGTTCACCGTAGCCCTGCCGCTGGAGTTCGGTACGGAACAGATCCACCATATCGGCCAGCAGCTGAGGCCAGCGGGTCTGTAACTCGGCTTCCGGGATAGTCTCCAGCTGATCCAATAGCTGGCCTAATGCTTCATGGCTCTCGGCAAAGAGGGGTAGATTTTTCATATTGTCAACCCGTTAATAACTAAAGTGTAAAAACCAAATTACAAATGCACTGAGTATTGACATGACTAAAATTCCGATACTTTTATCACTACTGGCTGGGTACTTTTGTGCCATTGCCAGTAATGTTTTGCGCCGAATAAGGTAGATAGGCAGGAACACAATAAGTAGCAATAAAGTACACACTCCCCACCAGACTGGCGAATGCCCGCGGAGCCGGTTCAGTTCATCACGATAGGTGCCAATCCGATTCTGGTACGCATCAAAATAAACCCAGAATGCAGCCGCAATCAGCATCAATGTAAAGAAAAAATCACTATCCATTTAACCCCCTGCTTGTTGTTCTAACCACTCTTTGCCTCCGGGTAGTGTAGTCAAATCAACGCCATATTGCTGCATTTGTTTAAAATAGGCATCACGGGTATCCGATCCCGACACCTGTTTCTGTTCCCTGGCACTAATAGCGCTGCTCTGGGCAAACTGCTGCGCGGAGGACTGGTAAACTGTTTTCAGGTAGTTGTGGTTGGTCAGCGGCTTGTTATCCCCCTGTAGCCGCTTCTCCCGGAGGCGTTCAACCGTTTCACTGAGCGCATGAGCCAATACCCGGTTAGAGGAATACAGTGCCAGCACTTCTTCCGCCAGTTTCAATGCCCGGCTGTTGGACAGGTTATTTTTCTCCCGCCGAAAGAGACCGATATACGCCACCAAGTGCCGGGCACAACCGCCGGGTAAGTTTGTGAGTTTCGCCAGCAATTGACGGGCAGCATCCTCCTCAAGCACCGCATCCAGATGAAAATCAGAATGACAAACCGGGCAACGACCGATCCTCATAGCCCTACCTCCCTACTGTACGCCTCACACACCGCATCGTAGCCGCGCCGTTCAGGCAGACGCTGGCCCCGTTGGATCATGGCATCCAGCATCATACGGATATGCCACTGTTTCAGCGATTCCAGCACCTGAGACGCCAGCGACGCATCCAGCCAGCCGACCTCAGCCACGCCCGCGCCACCATTGGTTTTAGCGGTCTGGCGCTGGACAAATTGATTGAGCGCGGTTTCAGAACCTTCGGTTAAGAACTGTTGCTGGTGCATGGTGATCCAGATGGCACGGATTTTGCCGATTTCCGCTACACGCGGCTGGCCGTTTAAAGGGGGTTTAACCCGCGGGGGATCCCGTTTAAAACGGCGTTTAAATCCGCGTTCAACAAAGGCACCATACGCTGCTTTTAATTCTGCATGAGACATCCCCCGACAGGATGATTTGCCCGTGGCGGCAAGCAATGCCGCACGGTAGGTTTCATCATCCAGCGTAAGTTGGGTTTTTGCGATATGAATGAGACGGATAAGCTGTGGACAGGTCATTTCATCACCTCATTTGCATTCGGGTGTTTCAGGTTGTTCGAAGGCCGCACAAATGCCGTTGGCAGCAGCGATAATGGTGTTTAACTGTGTCTGGCTGATAGTGATGCCCGGCTGTTGATGAGCCAGTTCTTTGGCAATGGCAGCCACCAGTGAGAATTGTTGAATTTTACTCATGTAATCCTCCAGCAGTGCTATCGCTTTCCAGTAACGACAGACCTTCGATTTTTTTTATACTGACGAATGAGCGTCGTTGAATTAGGAAAAACAGGCGTTAAGAACGTGTGTTTTTTATACATGTAGGGCATGTGTTTTTTCACATGTCGTTTCCCCAACATTTTCTCGGCATCAGCAATCCGGGATTTTGAATACAGCGGTTTGGAACAAGAACACCAAAACAATGGCGTCAACGGGTTATAGTGTTCGGACTGCTCATCACCCCCGGCAATGTTTAATTTGCTATCAATATAAACAAACAGATGGGTTTTGCTCTCTGAAACACGCCCGCGATTGATGCTGATAACGGTATCCTGATATTTAAATTGGATGAGACAAAATAAGCTTTGTAATTCATCGGCTATTTTTACCCATTGGGATTTATCGATGCTCATTTGGGTTTCCTTGAATTTGGCGTAAGCCCGCCCCTGACAGATTTACGCCATGTTAAAAAGACTTGTTTTTTAGTGTGTTACATTATGCCGGTGTTAAATGTTCAATTCGGACTAAATAAGGCTCAGTACTGATCTCAACCACCGTCATATTGGTTAAGTCTTTTGCCCGTTCAATAGTTCTGACTGTCTGACCTCCACGTAAAAACTTATTCGGTTGATAAATAAAGCCCTGCCCGACAGGGTAACGCTGGTTAAACTGCTGCGCTTTCATCCGGTTTTCCCCAGCCTTTTGCAGCGGCGTTCTGACAAAACTCGCTGCGCCGCTCTGCCCAACAGCGGGCGAGTGCACTGCGGGCGACATCAGCAGCTTTACCCCATAACGAAGCCGCGTGCTGATAATCGGCGTGACGTTCTGCCCGGGCAGCATCTAATGAGTAGGCGGCATAGTGATTGCGTGCGCTGTTTTCGTGAATACGTCCGGCCATCTCACACCCCCGCGATATCTAAGGCCACGGGCCGATATTGGTCAGTCTCCCCAATGCGCTCATAGACACGCAGATAGGATTTACTGCCAATGACCTGTAATGCCTCACCAATGGCGACCATCGCTTTTATCCAGCGCTCATCCTCAATATTGAGGCGACGCAGTGCCAGCACCCGCCCCGCATTAATGTCACCGTCTTTGTCAGTAATAAACGCCTGGTTAATCAGGGTCTGGATTTCAGGGCGGGCCCCTTCCGTCCAGTCGGCAAGGCATTCATCGATTAAAGACTTAGCGGCCTGTAAACGTTCATCAAAGGCTATCCGGTCTTGCATCGCGCGCTGGACTTTGTAGCGGCCGTCATAGCTGTACAATGTCACATTACCTTTGCGCCCGCCCTTAACCGCACCGTACTTCTCGGCAGAGAGATCAACGAATGCCTGTATATCAGCGAATGCCCGGGTTTTCAGTGCGTCCAGCGCCTCGTTCACCCTGACAGAAAGCTTCACGATTTCCCCCACCAGCTGGTCACGTTCCTGATCAATCTCTTTGATGATCTCGACAGGCGTCAGAATCCCCTTGGCATCAACCCAGTAACCTTCTGGTGCGTTTTGAGTCGTAAATTGTTTTGACATTATTTTTACCTTTTTTATAACCTAACGTTAATTAGTGAAGATTGTGCTGTGCTGCTGCCTGGTGCATCACCAGACTGCCCCCGCTATGGTTTCTCAGCAGCTCACCGATAGCGCTGTACAGGCGTTCAGCCGCCCGATATTCCTGATGGGTGAATTCCCCCGCAATTGCCGCACCTGCCTGCAACTCATGCCGTAATTCCCCTGACTCACTGGTAATTAAGATTTCAATTTTGACTGCCATGATATGATGCTCCCCTTAATGTAATGATTCCGACCAATAAACCTGACAACCGTATTGAGTAAACCAGCCCTGCCGACCGTAGCGGCCCAGATGTCGGTAACTCGCCTGACCATTCTGAATTAAATGATCACATTGCATATGGCGGGCAATCTGAATCCGGGGCGCCTTGTCGCGTATCATGACGCTAATCACCGTAAAGCCTGCCTGTTTCAGTGCAGATATCGCCAGCTCCGCCCTGTTGAACGCCATGGTTAACGTACTGTTGTTCATAGTGTGGTTCCCTCCAGATCTTTGACTGCCGCCCGGATGTGCGTTTCATTCAAGGCCTCATTGGCACCGCGGGCAAACATGGCCGCTAACCGCAGGGTGTGTGAAACCGTGCGCAGGGCGCCCGGACGTTCAGCCAACTGATGCACCAGTGCGCGTTCCTGCTGACCCAATCCCCACGCGGCTGAAATCGCCTGTACATCGTCTTTCTTGGTTTTCAGGATGGCGACCTTCTTGGCGATACGGCTGAACAGCCGGGCAAAGTCCACATTGCGGGAGTTCCCCCCGGTCAGTTTCGAATAGACCTGATGATTGCCCACCAGTGCCAGACCAATGCCCGTGTCCTCCTGCAAAATCCTCAGCTCTTCCAGCACGGGATAATCCAGGTGATCGGCCTCATCAATGATGAGTAAGCCAGACGTTCCGCGCAGCTTGCGGCGGACAGACCGCCCCAACTGACCTGCACGGCGGGGCGCATCACCAATCCCCAATTCCAGAGTCAGTTCGTACAGGCATTCGCTCAGGCTGGCACGGGAGGGTGAAACGGTAATCAGCCAGACATTGGGGCGGTCACGGGCAAACTGTTGCAGTGATTTGGTCTTACCCACACCCGGGCTGCCATAAATCACACTGATGCACTGGGCGATCTGGGCATATTGCAGGGCGCTCCAAATCTGCCGGACGGTTTTGGTCTGGACAAAATCCGGGGCTTCCGGCATTTCACTGGCACGTCGGGAACGGTTTTCCAGCCAGACTGACAGCTTACTGGCCACGCTGTCGTTATCACCGCGGTAACTTTCATTCATAAACTGGGACAGCGCTGTACCGGACAGGCTGCTTTCACGGGCGATGTGGCTGTAAGTTACCCCGTCATGTTCAACTGCGCTTCTGATGGCGGCACGCACGTCAGCCTGTACCGTTTGCGCCTGTGTCAATTCAATAATGTTGCTCATGATGCTTCCCCCTAAATCGTGTTTTTCTGCCGTTGTTCGTGTAACCGGGCCACGGCATTTTCAAAGGCAGAGTCGTAGTCGTGTTCTGTTTCAGTGTGCATATCGACCACTTCCCGGCGGACGGTGCTGCCTGCGGGCCGGTAAATCTCAACAACCCGGGTTTCCGGTGGCTCAGGTGCCACGGTCTCCGGCATTAACTCAGCCACTTCCAGTGCCGTCATGCGGCGTTGTGCTGTGGTGGCCTCTTTGGTGCGTTTAACAAACCGCGTCCGGTTGCGAACATGTTCACGGGCCGCCTGGGTATCACCAAAGCCCGATTTCTCAATACACTGGGCGGCACAGATAAAGCGGCCATCCAGCGTGTAACACAGTACCGCGTCATGCAGGGATTGCGGATCAAACCGGATGACCACTTTATTGGGCTTGATGCCCAGCAACAGTTCGCTGTAGTAACGGTTCTTGCGTGCCGCAATCTTGCCACCCGCATTCAGGGTAAAGGTACCATTGTTAACCGTGACCGACTCAGCAGGTAACAGCAGCAGGTGGCGCTGTTCTGCCGTCGCCTTACGGATGGCACACTGGCATGATAGCTCTGCTCAAAGGCGGCATCGAAAGACAATATCCCCCGACACGCTTCGGTATCCCGCTTCGGCTGCCGGTTCCAGAAGGCGATCCCCTCCGCCAGTACCTGTAAAAAGGTGTCGGGCCTCAATTACCCGGTCACCATAATTATCCGGCTTGGCCATCGGGTTTGGACCTGTATACGCCCCCGCCAACGCCGGATGGCGGTCAACCACTTCCCCCAGCCCGCCGTGGGAAAAGGCGCGTTCCACCGGCTTGTCCTGACCATGACCGCGGCCAAACAAAACGCTCGTCCAGTGCAGCTTAATCCCCAGCAGGGGAATGATGCCCTTCGGATCGTCCTCTTTAACCTTGAACCGATAGCGGTTCGGTACACCGCCCGTCATCCACTTGTTGGCGGCGGCACGGGTATTATCAATGGTGACGTGTTTGGGAATGCCGTATTGCTCCACCACGTCCGCCAGCGCCAGGCGAATGCTGTCACTGTTCTCAGAGACATCAGTACGCCAGCCCGAACGGTCAAACGGCTTCGCCTGATAGTACCAGCGCCGTATTGATGCAGGCGCTATCGACAGCGCGTCCCCGACAGAATCAAACGCGGTCAGTGTATCAATGCCACTGTCCAGCAATTCCGCCACGGCGATGATCGCTTCACAGCGTTCGCGTGCTTTTTCACGCTGCTTGTCGCGGGCGTTGTTCCAGCCCTGCCAAAGCAGCTCGCGGGAATAGCTGTCGGTCTGGCGTTTTTTTAATCTCAATCGGATTGCCTGCCACCTCAATAACGCCTTGTTTTTTCAATACTGCCGCACGGGCCACTGGCGGCAGGCAGTTGATATGAAACTCAAATGCCTTAGAACCTTCACGCTTGCGGATCATGTCGTCAGTTGCGAATTTTTTTTAAACGATTAGAGATGTTAAAAGGGGCTGTTGGTAAATTCGGTAGCCCGATACACTCTTGTGCTGTCACCCAAATATCCATGTCCCACCCTTACAAGTTTCTATTGTTTTGAATACCGGCTCGGCCAGATAACCGCAGGTTCAACCCCAATAGCCTGAGCAATAATTTTTTCTCCTTTTGGCCAGGGCCTGATTAACGCATTGCGTAACGTATCGGCCGCCAACCCTGCCTTTACTGATAATGTGCGTAGATTTGTGCCACGTTTTTCTAATGCTGCGTGAATATCTGCACGGTGCCAGTCTTGCGAGTTTAATGACATCATGCGATCCTTATAATTATCTGTTCCGATAATTTGCTGCGATAATCCCTAATGATTATCGGTATGGATATAAATATATTCGCATAAAAACACGATTTAATCTTGACTTCGTGTTTTTATGCGAAGAGTAAAATCTAAGTCTGGAGCTAGAAATCTCAATGAATGACAAAGAAAAATATGCAAGTAATGATAAAAATATACATCGTGTTTTTATACGAAACGAAATAACACAGTTTAAAGATAGGCTCAGGCAAGCTATGGGAAGTGAATCTGGTAATAGCCTAGCTAAAAGATGCGATATATCAGAAGCTGCGATAAGAACCTATTTATCCGGTAAGACATATCCCTCGTTGGATAAATTAGCCTTGCTCGCAGAAAAATGCGAGGTTTCTATTGAGTGGCTGGCAAATGGTAGCGATGTAGATAGTGCTCCTGAATTAAGGAAAAACCCAGAACACGTCACCGAGACACAAGAAAAAGTTTGGTTAGAATTTCTACATAGAATGACGCCAGATGAAAGAGATGCAATCATTATGCGAGTTGTGAGACTAGGTCTTGGTGTAATACTGCAACCATCATCAACAGACAATAATCAAGAGCAATCATCAGAAGAAGCACTTGAAAAACTGGATGTATCTGGTCACGCTCTGTTGGTCGCCCGTATGTACGATTCATTGACTGATGAACAGCGCCAGAGATTTTTGGAATCTATCAGGGGAGAAGGGCAAAAAGAAACTGACCGCCATTTAAGCAGCAAGAGCAAAGCCAGCTGATGGGCTGCCAGGCCCATTAGCTTAAAAGGAATTTAAAGATGATTTAAACAGATGATCGTGCACGCCCTACATTTACCAAAATAAGTGAACCGAAAACGTCTAACTCAAAATTTTTCTCATTTTAGTTAATGATCTCTTGGCTAACACTAAAAAAGCAATTAATAAATTTTTGATTCCGTAATTTCCCGAATTCGTTCAATTAATAATGCTCTTCGGTATTCAAGCTCCCCCAGCTCTTGATATAAGGCTACAAGATTATGATCTCTCGTAGGGGCGTCATTTAAAGCAGCCTCTAAGACAAACGAACCCGCAACGCCTTGATACCCGTCTTTACGTTTCAATTGTGTTGCATAACGGTGCATACCAGAGCGTGAAGCCGAGTAACCTAATGACTCCAACCAACGAACCAGAGATTCATGCTCTCCATAGCGGGCAACTCTAATACGCTGATGTAGTTCTGCAATAACTTCGGAAGGAAGTTGTGATGTAAATGATTTTCGACCAGACATAACGGAATCCTTTAGTTTCATGATTTACCGCATTATCCCGTTTTAATTAAAAATTGCAATACCAATTTATTCCAATAAATTTCCGCCAATTCCCTATAATTTGTTTCTCATTCTTTGTGGTTCATTACATTGAACTAACCGGAAACCCATCAAAAAAACAAAAAACCATCATTTTGATTCAAAATCAACCATTTGAACTTATTTTTCTTTTTTTCTCTTTACAACACTAAAGCCTACCCTGTATTATTCGCCCCGTTCTCAGGAACAAACCAATTCCTCCATAGTTCAGTCGGTAGAACGGCGGACTGTTAATCCGTATGTCGCTGGTTCAAGTCCAGCTGGAGGAGCCAAATTCTGGAAAGCCCGATTAGTTTTACTCGTCGGGCTTTCTGCTTTTTATTCCTCAAAAAACAATAACCCCTTTTATTTCCGCTACCTGATATTTTTTTGTACTTCATCCCCTGCCCACTGGTTACTCTCTTCATCTTCCGATACTCAAATTCATTTCTAAAGTATAAATACTGTAACTGACTGCCTATCGAAGAGATTTTTTCCTAAAAAGTGGATTATTAGAGTCCGCTAAACAATACCAAAAACACAAACAAGATCAAAAACCCGACGATAAGTACACATTCTCAGCAATCAAACAGTTATTGTCATTTTCTGCTTTGACAAACGATCAAAGTATCGTTAACATCCATCCCGTCTTAAGGAGTTCCTCCATAGTTCAGTCGGTAGAACGGCGGACTGTTAATCCGTATGTCGCTGGTTCGAGTCCAGCTGGAGGAGCCAAGTATTCTGAAGAGCCTGATTAGATTTTCTAATCAGGGTTTTTGCTATCTACTGTTTTATTTCTCATCTTGTTGTTTTATTTAACATTCCGGCTTTTCAACTCAATCTCTGGCACTCTTAGCGAATTTTGTTCTAGTTATCATTTTCAACATGCTATTTACCATCACTTTATCTGTACTAGTCGCGACTTTCTCTCCCCATTGAAACCTCTCACCTTTTTGTTTGCATACAATACTTTTTTCCTGATTTTGCTTCAAACAACAAAAAATCTAAAAGATCTATGGTCTCCCCCGTTTTTGCAACCCTCATTTTGATTTATGATGGGCTTGCTTAAATCTATCCGGCGTCTCTATGGGTATGGATACCCGCGCCCCGATGAGTTCTGCGCCTGATGAACCTTAAAACGCTATCGGCTTCAGTGAATCCTTTTTTTTATCAGGTTATTCATCAGGCCGATTGGCCGTTCATGTCATCAATAATCAGTCTTCGCAAAACCCGATGGGTAACGTGTATTTCACTGCTTGTTTTTGAACCCCCTCAGCAAGCCTGCCATGCTGATGCTCAAGCCGCATCATGAACGCGCGGGCGCACAGAACCAATAACCTGCGCAAATGTTTGTTGCCTCGCTTGCTGATCCCCGGCAGGGTGGGTTTGCCCCCTGTACTGGATTGTCGGGGAACAAGCCCCATTGACGCCGCAAAATCCCGGCTGCATGAAAATTGTTTGCCGTCTCCGGGCTGGGATGAAAGTAGGCTGGCTGTAATGGCCCCCACCCCCGGTATTGTCATCATACGTTGAGCTGTCTCGTCTGTGCTGATGGATTGTTTTAATTCTGACTCTCACTCGGTTATTTGCTCGACAAGATAACGGTAGTGAGCATGTAATTTCATCAGTAAACGGCCCGGATAATCGGGAACTTCGTGCTCTGCCAGAACCAGAGACAACCGTTTAATAACCGCCTCACCTTCTGGCAGGCTGATACCAAACTCCGGCAAAAAGGCATGTATTTGGTTAGTGGTTTTGACTCTGTCTCTG